ATGAGGACTTAGCAAGAAAAGCATCCATTGCTTGTGCTATTCTTTGGAACTTCTGGGTGCTTGCAACTTACTTATTTTTGTTATTTCTGTCTGGTATCTTGCAATATAGCTACGCTAAGGGCTGTGGTAGATTTTTAGAACAGCCTCAGGGTGGTGAAGAAGGTAGAAGAACTCATAAGAAAGGAGGAATGGGAAGAGTTAGAGCAGATAGCTAAAGAGATTGAAGAAACCACGCCCGAGGAGGAATGGGAAGCCCTTAAGAGAGACAAAGAGGAATTTGAAAAGAGAGCACAAGAGGAACAAAAGAAACCAAAAACAAAAGACAAGCAAGAAAAACCTCTGCCACCACCCGGTATAGAGGAATGGTATAGGAAGGAATTGAAAGGATTACTCCTGAAGATGGGCCTTGCCCTTACTTGGCCACGGGCATTTGAAATCGCAGAAGAGGTTCTAAAGGAGGTAAAAGAGGAGTCTAAGAATATGGTCCGTGGCTGGTAATTCTGGCAAGGAGGGTGGAGATGGACGAGAAGAAGATGATAGTCCTGCATCTATACGGATCGGGGGCGACCATACGAGGGATTGCTAAAACTCTGGGGATCTCAAAGAGCACTATTCACAGATGGATACAAGAAATACTCGCAAAACCCAAAACAAGGGAGAAAAAGAGAGAAGAAATACTAAAAGATGAGATATGGGACAGGATAATAAACACACTAATGCTTACTGTAAAGGAGAAGGGCAGGACAAGGGCCCTTTCAATAGCACGTGTCTTTGAGCTCTTTAAAAACGAGCTGAAGGCTAAAGGTATAGACAAGGAGCGGACTTTCCGTAGGTATCTGGAAAGGGTGATAAAAGAAAGGTTTGGGAGTTGGGAAGCTTTTGAGCTAAAGCGGAGGGATAAATCGGAATTTGCGGAATTTAGGAGACCAAAGGGCAAGCAAAGGCGGGAGCCAGCGGAGTGGGAGATCGATGCGACGGCCTATACATTCAGAGGAGAGCTGTATTTCTTTTTGTGTGTAAGAGAGCGCTGGTCGGGCATGTTCCTTAAGTGTTTGGTGTTAAAGGCAAGAGAAGACACGAAAACTCTATACTATAACCGGGCTTTTAATGCCCAAGAGGTAGCTAAGTTTCTTATGAAACTTTTCCAAAAGTATGGTTTACCTTACAAAGTGATAACGGACAATGACCAGATCTTGACGTCGAAATTAATTGAAAGAGGGTTAAAAACACTCAATATTCAGATTACAAGGACAAAGCCCTATAGCCCAAGTTCCAAGATTATTGAACGGGCTTTTAGAGATATAAAGGATAACCTTAGGTATTATGTCAACATATACGAGGATTTCGAGAGGGCTTTGGAAGCTGCCTTGGAGGAGTATAACAAATCTGAGCATCGCTTTGAGCACTTCTCAAAGCCCGTAATCCCAGAGGTTTTACATTCGCAGGTTGAATACAGAAGGGTAGGGGAGGAGGAGATTAGAAGGGCGTTTATGGAGAGGTTTGAGAGGGCCGTGCGAAACAATTCAATCCGTATAGATAACCTTATATATGAGTTTATATATGACTCTCCAGACAGGATTGGAGAAATCGGCAGACGCAGGGAAGCGCTGAGAGTTATCTGCTATCGGGACATTGAGAATATAACACTGTTAGAAGTTTGGGATTCACAGGAAAAGACACCGTTGGGATATGCAAAATTAATATCTCAGGAGGTACCGGCTTTAGAGTCAACTGACCTTAGGGAGATTAGGAATAGGGAAAAGAGAATAGAGAGAAGGGAAAGAAAACTCAAAGAAGAATTAATCCAAATAGAACAAGAGAAGCTACACCTACTACAACAACAGCCCACAACAACCTTTTTAGGGTTCATATCCGCTACCGAACAAAGCTTACATCCCACTCCTCAACCTCAGCCTCAACCCGAGGAAGAGGAGTGGGATCCAATAAAACTCTTAGGAGGTGGATCATGACACACGTAGAAAACATTATAAGGGACACCGTTAAGGCTCTTAGGGTGCTCCGTGAAGAACAAACCACACCCCTTCACGCTGCGATATGGGGGTCATGGGGTGTGGGGAAGACGATAGCTGCTAAGAAAGTCAGTCAACCAGAAAGAGATGTTTTTTATCTTAAAATGCCGGATGGCGATTTCAGCCGTGGTAGGCTTTATAGACTAATAGGATTTTCTATCGGAAGCGGGGTAAGGCACACCTTTGAAGGAACTCTTGATCTTATCAAATCTCACATTGAACATATGGGTATACGTCCAATTTTAATTATCGATGAAGCACAAAGGTGTCTCCGTAGGCAGTTTATTATCAGTGAACTCAAAGACCTTGCAGAGGATGAGAGTATAGGTTTCAGCTACATCTTTTTAGGAGACCACACTCTACCGAAAATAATTGCTGTGAATAATCACTCCCTTTTTAAACGCCTTGTGATAAAAAAGGAACTGAACACGATGACAGAAGATACTGTCCGACACCTACTCACATATTTTGGAATCCATGCGGATAGCACAAGGGTTTACAAATTTGCAAAGGAAAGAGGTTTTACAACCATAGACTTAGCGATAGTCTTACAGGCAGCCAAAACAAGAAAATTAGAACCTAACGAAGAGGTTCTTGAAAAACTTGCGAAAGTTTTCGGGAGGTAAATCCCCATGACAGACGGGCAAGTCTGGAAGGCTATGTTAAGATTGCGAGTGTTTACACAGTGGATGGTTTTACGGGAGTTGAACCCACCTCAATATTTGAGGGAGTACGTGAGAGCGAAGATAAGGAGTTTGATAGCGGGGCAGGTAAAGGTGGGCATCTTGCAGGTTCTAAATTATGCTCCACCGGTTTATGGCTTTCCAGGAGAATCTGTGGAAAGTATTATGAGGCGGTGCGATACTTGCGGAAGGTCTTTTATACCAAAGCGGGAGAACCACAGATATTGCAGTGAAAAGTGTAGAAGAAAAAGGAGGAAGAAAAGGAGGGCAGCATCATGACGGAAAAGCAAATTCTCAAAAAAGTAGAGAAAGTAATAGAGTTGCTTATGCAGAAGAATATCAGAGAGGCATTCAAAGTGTTAATGGAATTGAAAGCAAGATTGGAAATGGAAATAAAGGAAGAGGAGGAAGGCAAGGAAGAGGGGAAACTGGTCAGACACCTAATGGGGTGGTATTTGAAACTTTGGGACAACCGACCTCCCGAAGCCCTAAGATTCATTGATTATAAAAGCATAATCGGAAAACACTTAAAGGAGTTAGCAGAGATATACAGGAGAAGCGGGGAAAGCATTGAAGACCTAAAGCGGGACTACGAAGCTTTTAAGAACTCACGGAGAGACTGGAACGGCATCCTCCAGTTCAGGCAACAGCTACCAAATCTGAAAAACACAAAAGGGACCGAGTGGAGCTCGGAGGAGAACAGACGGGGTAAAGATTTCTACCTAAGAGGTTGGGAAGCTGAGGAAGAAAAACCTTTTAGTGCCGAAGATGACAACTTTTCGTGGTAGGAGGGAGTGCCATGACGAAGGACTTATACATAAAGCTTATGAACAGACCCGAGCCAATCAGAAACATACTTCGCAAAATTGCAGAGGAGGAGCTGTTAGAAGGAAAGACGGAACTTATAGATGTGAAAACCGTGAGCTACAAGGACAAGATATACGAACTCACGGTGATAAATGAAGAACTGGGTATGGTATGGGCAACAGTGCAACTCAAAGGCGTATTTGATGACGAAGGGTATGTATGGAAACTTTTAGACCTTGAATGGGAGGGCGAAAGATGAAGGTGTTTAAAACGATAGAAGAGATTAAAAAAGTCTACGGAGAGAACATAGAAGTGGTGGAGGGGGATAGCGTTTGGATTGTGAGTGTCGGGCAAGGAGTAAAAGCATCAGTGTTCTTTCTGCCAAAGCCAATGCGAAAAGAGCAAATCCTTGAAGTTATGCTGGCGAATGGATTCCCACTAAAGTATCTAAAAGTTGCCTTAAACAGAGTAATGGAAACGGAAGCTATCAAGAAGGTAAGGGAAATGCGAAAAAAGGGAATCATCTTGGATGGCCCGCCCGGGATAGGCAAAAGTATCGCAAGCGCATGGAAGATTGCCAAACTTCTTCAAAACCGACAAATATCAAATCCTCTTTACGTTTCATTTATAAGCTTTCCCGACTTGAAGAACTTATACAACGTCTATAAGAACCACGATTGTTTCATGATAGATGACTTAATAACATCACTCCCACAAGCCCGCTTAGAAATGATAATGGAGCTCATTTACCATGCGGAGCTTGAGGAAAAATTTCTTTTCATAACCTCTAATGGTTTCATGGAGGTAGCTAAGTCCTTCCCAGAAGCCATTCTCAGTAGACTCCGATCATACTGCGAACTACACAAGATAAAAGAAAACAAAGACTTTAGACTTCCTCAATAACTTCTCCTATAGCGTTCATTTTCAATCTTAGCAAGCACCCTCCTTATCTCCCGTTCAAGGTCGCTCGCAATAGACTGGGCGACCTTGCTCCCCTCCGCTCCATACAATTGAATAGGACCTATATTGACGGTTATCGTGGTGGATCCTGCGAATGCAGGTCTCAGTCCTACTGGAGGAGCAAACTGGGACACCTTAATCGCAATGTCTTTCATACGAGCGAAGAGAGGGTCAGGATTAAGGCTTGCGGCGATGGTCTCAATAAGCTTAATCCGATGAATATCTCTTAGTGGTCCCTCTTTAGCTGGACTGAAAGGAAGAAGGTTCCTTATCTTCTGCACAATATTTTTCATAGCCTCAACGGGTTTCATGGCAAGAGATTCTATGCCTTTCCAGAGGCTCTCCACAATCTTTTTCCCAGCGGTGAATAGGTCTATACCAAACACGAATTTAACAAGCTTGTTTAGTGTATTGAAGAGGGCGAAAATCGGATTAATGTTTATGAGGACCTCAAGGACATTCTGCCAAGACGATCTAAGCCAACTCCAAGCCTTGGCAAGCCACCTGCTGACCGCGTCCCAGCGCTTCCAAAGAAGATAAACAGCACCGATCAGGGCACCTACAGCAAGAGCAATCCAGCCAATGGGAGAGGTGAGTAGGGCTATGCTAAACACCCTTAACGCCAAAACAAGATTTTTGATAAGCGATATAGTCATTAGCCACTTCACAGGGGCAAACGCAAAACTGAAAAGTTTCATGAAAGAAGCAACAGCCAAGCTAACCGTGCCCATAATTGCAAGAAAGCCGACAAACCCGCCAACAACAAGCGTGAGAACCCGTGCTACTGCTTTGTTCTCTTGTATGAAGTCTGCAAGCCTTCCTAAGAGGTCGTTTAAGGGGTTCAGTATAGCTATCAAGGTCGGGGCAAGTAGAGAACCAATCACGGACAGCAGGTTCACAAGCGTTCCTTCAGCCGCCTCAAGCACGTTTGCGTATGTATTCATCAGTCGGTTCAACCTTTGTTGAAGGCTTGCTTGGTTTTCAAGCTCCTTAGCCATCTTCTCAAGCCCAGTGAAACCTCCAGCTTCAATCTGCTTCCTTAGTTGTTCGTATTGTTCTCGGAATTCAGCGATTACTTTTGGGTCGTGGGTTGCTTCAATGCTTTTTCTGATTTCTTCAAGATACATCAACGCTTCTTCCTTCGTTGCGGCAAGAAGCGGGGCTATAGCTCGCATACCTTCCATGTCAAAGAGTTGCTTGAGGGCTTGCATTCTTTTTAGCGGGTCCTGAATAGCAGAGAGTTCCTTTCTAATTGCCATCAAGAACTCTTCGAGTTTGAAGGCTCCCTTCTCGTCGTAGAAATCTTTCAGGTTGATGTTTATATCAAACCCTTGTTTACGTAGCTTTTCAAGGCGTTCGTTTAATTCAGGGATTCTCTGAAGGACAGAACGGATACTTGTACCAGCGGTCTCACCAGCCACGCCAAATTGCTTCAGGGTTCCGATCCAAGCAAGCATGAACTTAGACGCTTTAAGCCCTGTAAAACCAAGCTGACCAAGTTCTGCGGAGAAATACTTCGTCGCATATGCGATTTGAGTTAGCGTTAGACCGCTTGCAAACTTCAGTCTCTGGATTTGGTCTGCAAAAGCTTCAAAATCCTCCCCGGCTATCCTGTATGCGTTAGAGAAGCTTTGCACCATTTCGGCAACTTCCTTCGGAGAAGCCTCTTCTTTGAAAAGCACCCAGAGATAGGATGCCGCCTTCAGTCCACCGTTCACGATTTTATCCAACTCCATACCTGCACCCTTGAGGGCGGTAACCACACGATAGAAGTCTGCTGTCGTTCCCGGAAGCTTCGTTCCAAGTTCTTCTACTTGTTTGTTAAGTTCCTTAATCTTCTCTGTGGGCAAGCCCTCTTTGGTCATGAGGGCTACTTCCATCTCAACTTGTGCAAGTTCCGAGCTTTTATATGCATCCAAAGTCTTGTAGAGAGTAGCCAAAGGTAAGGCTGTAGCTTGTGCGACTTTCAAAGTGAAGTCTTCTAATTTTTCCGAAGCACTCCAAATTACTCCTGGGTCAAAGGCTTTTCTTAGGGTTTCTCCGAAGGTCTTTAGCTTGCTTTGAGTTTGATTTAGTTCATTGTTAAAGTTTGAAACTCCATCCCTGAGGGATGTAAGCTGACGGGAGAAGTTGTCTATCAGTTGAATGACTACTGCGATAGAGAAGTCCATCATTCATCTTCAAGTAGCTTCGCTTGCTCTTCGTAGTATTCAGAAAGCTTTTTAGCCCAAAACCTCAGCTCTGCATAGGACATGTTAGCAAGGTCAGAATAGGAAAAGCCGTGCTTAACCATCGCTAAAATGACTTCTGAACCGACAAAGGGTTATATATCTCCGTAAATTCTTTCATAAGGGTCATAACATCTGCAAGAGGAAGCTCCTCAAGGTCATCCTCAGTGATGGGCTTCCCGTCTATCTCCGTAAGTCTTACTATCAAAAGCTTAATAATGTCATTTTGCCCTGTTGAGTTGGATAAAGCCCAGAACAAATCTTTGCCTTTGCCCTCCTTAATTCTTGCGATCTTTCCGCTGGGAAGCGTGATCTCCTTAGCCATCTTTAACCTCCGATATTAGCCTTGTAATTTTGCAGGATGTCCCGCCCTTCTACCTTGTAGATGTTGTTCATCACATCCACCTCAACGACATCTCTACCATCCACCTCAAGCTTGTAATACAGGACGGAGATAGTAGCCTCCGCTTCTGCGGCGTCTCTGGCTTTAAGTTTCCCAGTATCAAACTCCTTGAAAAAGCCTCTTATCTCAGCCTTAACGGGAACCTCCCGGGCTACTCCTCTCTGGTCCCAATCCTGCTTGGAAGCACGGATAATGATAGTTCTCAGGACAAATGGATTTGAGGCGAGGGCGATAAAATCTCTGTAGATGCTGTTAAATTTAATCCTTGCTTCAAGTTTATCCAACCCTGAGGGAAGTTCCATTTCTCCGTAAAGACCAAGTGCCTTAGCGTCGACAAACTTGAACCTGACCTTTGGAAGGTCTACCTCTTCAGCCTTTGCGATAAAATCCTGCCCGTCAATATACACCCTTGCGTTAAAGACCTTGCTAACCTCTATGGGCATGGCTTAACCTCCTGTTAGTTTTTTGAGTAGTTCTATGTTTATGACCTGTTCAAAGGTTATACGTTCAGCTGGAGTTGGCGGCATTATCTCGTAAGTGAAAGTAAGATGTCCGTTGGCAAGGTTGACTTCAGGGTTTTTGTCCTTTAGAAAGTAGCATTTCCCGTCCACAAGGGCACCTCTGCCTATCAAAGTCCTAATGAAGGCATTGACCATGCTAAGCACTCCGTCAATAGCCGTGGTTATGGGCTTGTCTAAAAACTGCAAAGTTGCATACTCTATGCTTTCTGCGATGATGTCTGCGGTTCTGCGAACGGAGATAAAGTTTTTTGGGTCTGATTTCGTTGGCCACGCAGCAGAGCGGTTGCCCCACACCCTATAGCCCGTTCCAAAACTGTTAAAGACCGTCACGATACCATGTTCATTGAGGATATTGGCTTCAGTGTTTGGGTCGTTTATGGCACATGTAATAGGACGTTCTACTCCGATAATGCCGAGGATCTCGTGGTTGGATGGAGAATACCAATACCCTTCCTCGTGATCCACCTTAGCGATAACTCCAGCTAACCTCTGGCTAAAAGGTTCAAGACGTTCAGAGTTCGTGGCAGGATCGTAAACTTTGAGGTGAGGGTAGCAAATGACTGCCCTATAAGCGGAAGTGTTCAGCTGACCACCTGCACCTCTTGCGTTAATAACCTGCTGAGGAGTCAAACCTGCCGGGGCATCAATTAGTGCCAAAGCCCTGTGGGTTTCACAAAGGGCTACCATCTCTGCCATAACACCCGGAGACTCACAATAGACCGGACACAGGATTAGCTTTGCGGTGAAGCCAAATCTGCTATATAATTCGTCAATTATCTTTAGGCCTGTCCTTCTCCCCGTTATAGCATCATACGTGCCGATGATGTCGGCGGGAGTGACGGTTGAAGGGTCGGGTTGCCCATTTGCGTTCTTATGCCTCCGTGGGTCAAAGACATTCACAACGATAACAGTTGAACCTCCGTGATCAAAGATTGCATCAAGGGCGTAAGGGATTGTGTAGCCCGGAGTGGCATCGCCAAAGTAGGTTATGCCATCCTCCCTTCTTAGGACTAAAACAGGGTTGTTAATCGTCTGGGCATACCAGTCGCTTTCAGAAACACCTGCGGGCTTAGTTAAGTGCACAGGTGCAGTCCCAACCAGAAAGATGACCGCAGATTTTACCTCTCTGACTGGAACCGGTCCCTTCACTATTTCTATGGTTTCTACACCGTGAAGGTAATTAGCTGGCATCGCTTACCTCCTTTTTAGTTTTTTGTTTAACTGGTAAAGGCTCAAGGTAGCCAAGTCCCTCATAAGTCTTGACTACCTCGGCAGTCTCAGGAAGTTCAACTTCCTGCCCGGGGAAGAGAAGATACTCTTTTTGTTCAATAAGAATAATGGTGGGATAAGTTAGCTTTACCTTATACCTCATTTGGACACCTCCGATACAAATTCTTCACCCTCGTAAACTGTTATGCGGGTAGTAAGCGGTTCTTCTTCTTGAGGGACAACAAACCTACCGTTGCCTTTAAAACTCAGAAGAAAGGCAAACTCTCCGCTCTCGTGGTAGTAAAGTTCAATAGACTGAGGAATAAGGTTGAACTGGGTTTTAAGACTTAAGGCGGTCAAGATTCTTTCCAAAAGCTCGTAAGCTCCTTGCCCCTTTTCTCTTAAGCTTCTGTAGAAAAGAAACACAGAAACATCAAAATCAACCGAGAAGGCAAAACTCGCTATCCTTTCAAACTTTGCTTTCTCTATGATATACCAAACAGCCGGTGTAGTTTTGGGCTTCGTGAAAAGCTCCGTGGGCTTATCCACTTTAGAGAGAACCGTTAGCCCAAGCCCTTGCAAAGCATTCCCAATTTGTGCGTCAAGCTCCATCAACATCCTACAGCACCTCCTTTAGGCTTCTCTCAAAGATTTTTTTGAAGTGGTTATCCTCCAAAAACTTCTTCACAGCAGGTTGCATGTAAGGGCGTGGGGGAATGCCTCGTCTGGTGCCTGTTTCGTGATAAACCGCATACGGAACTGGTGTTCCGATGATTGCCTTCCAGTCCTGAACTTTATAAGTAAAACTCTGTGCGAGGGTGGTTGTCCTGTGTAGCTTCTTCTCAGAAAAACCTTTTTTGACCTTATAGGCAAGATAACGAGGATCCAAGTCTTTCCAATCTACACCATGGGATCTACCTTCTGTTTTGAAAATTGTAGAAAGGTCCGCCTGAATTTTTTCAGCTGCCCTTGTGAGGGCAAGCTCGCTGGCTTGTGCGAGCTTCCTCGGAAACTCGTCAAAAAATCTTTTGAGTTCATCTATCTCCATACTATGGCTCCTTTCTTCGGAGATAGCTTGAGCAGACGCTCCGCTTCCGCTATCAGGTTTTTCACATTCATAGTCTGATGGTCCTCTGCCCGTCTCCAGTAAAGGTTCACACTTGACGCAAGCTCGCTTGCCGCAAGCAGAATTAGGGCTTTCCTTATCTCAGGAGTGTCTGGCAAGTTATCCACATTTAGCAATCTCTTAGCCCTGTTTACCGCCAGATCAATGCAGTTTTGCAAAATTGCATCAGGCATTTCGTTGTCGTTTAAGAACTCTCTGAGTTCAGCTGGAGTTATCATTGTTCAACCTTCCCTTTCTTAGGCTTCTCTGGTTCCTCTACCATCTCAGCATAGCCCGCTTCAATCAAAATCCTTGCCTTGTCCTCATCCACATCCTGAACTCCAGCCTCAAAGACAAACTCCTCGCCGTTCACCCAAATCTTTGTCTTTTCTTTAACAAGCACCCTCATTGCAAACCTCCTTAGTTGCTTTCAATCCGCACGATGGCTGGTTCATAAAGCCTCTTCACAGCGTAGAACGCCCTCCAGCCCACTGTCTTAACCCTTCCGAGTTTGTCTAAGTTGGTGTACGTGGTCTGCAGGGTGTTTCCGTCTATATCCACCACTCCATAGGCATTATCACCAAGCACAATAGTCATGTAGACATCTTGACCCATGGAGTTCTTCACGATAGGGACCGCAGTAGTGGAGACAAACTTCACTCCGAAGAATTCTCCAATATAACCCTTTTCAATTGGGTCTCTTTTAGTCATGGAAAGAGTTATGAGTTCGCTGTCTGTGAAGAGATCAAGGAGTTTGTCCGGGTGAATTATACAGACATAGTAGCCGTCAGGAAACTTTGGAATATTCGCCCTCTCAAGCTGAATAACCGCTTTTCTGATCTCAGCCTTGGTAAGCTTCATCGTGCCAGTCAAAGCATTCCTTGATGTAACGCCTCCAGCATAGATAACATTCGTGCCTGTTGTTAACTCGTTCATTGCAATCCTGTCAAGCGTTTGCTGTGCGTTATAGGCAAGAAGGTCTACTGCCCTGTCAAGCAAAGGAACAAAACTCGTAATGTCAGTGAAGTCGTCAAGGTCAATGTAATTTGCGTATTCTTCTACGGTGACGGAAACTTGCCTCGTAGCTAAGCTTGCCCCAGTGCTGGGAGTGGGTTGGAAGGTGATTGGAGTGGTGTTCACTGGGAGTGGTTCAAAGGCAGTAAAGACCGCAGTCCTTCCAGAATTGCGAGGAAGGCTAAACTTTTGCCCGTAGCGGTTAGCCACGAGGTTTTCTTTCACATAGGCAAGAAGCTTTCTTTCGTAATACTGAGGAAACAGTTCCGGGTTAGTTATTCCTGTTACAACAGGCATAGCTTACACCTCCTTAGCTAATTTTTCAGCAAGCTTTTTAAGTTCCGCATAACTCATTTCTTCTAAAGGCTTCTCAAACTCAAGTGGAGCCCTCTGGCTGGATGGCTTATAGATCTCTCTGGCTTTCTCGGTGTATTCGTCTACAAGTTCCTTTAGAGTTTCCACATCCGCCTTCTCAATGAGCTTCAGCAGTGGGCTTTTTTCTCCATCCACAAGCTTGACAAGCCTTATCGCTTCCCGCCTCAGATGCTCAATATACTTCTGCCCTATCTCCGCAAGCTCCTTTAGGGCTAAGTTTTCTTTTTCAAGGGCAGAAAGCTTTGTTTGCAAAGCTTCAACAGCTGAAATAAGCTCTTCTTTCGTCATGGCTTCAAAGTGCTCAAGCATGCTTTGCACCTCCTTTGTTTTTATTGCAATGGTTTTCATACAAAGTTTTTGCTCTGGCGTAGATGCGATGATGCCCGTGCAAGGACGCAAGGCTCATCGCCGCCTTCAATCTATCACAGGAAATCTCACCTTCCCAGGTTCTGTAAGGGTATTTTCTATTCTCCGGATCAAGGAAGTAGTCTTTAGGAGCCTTCTCTCTTAGTTCCGGGTCATCCCACCAGTTTGAGACGCCAAGGGCTTCCTTTTGACATCCACAATCACGAGAGTTTAGCACTCTTGCGTTTTTATCTGCACCCTCGAAAACAAAGCTTATCTCTTTGAACTCAAGGTCTTGAACTATGTATTTGTCTTCAAGCTTTTCAGTCCTGACGATGAGTCCGGCAGACACGCTTTTAACCGGACTGGGAGACATTTGAAGAAGGGCAATAAGTCTTTCGTTCCCTTGCTTGGGGATGCGTAGCCGTGCATAGACTTTTCCGTCTTCATACCACGCCTTCACTACAACTCCGACCATGTTTTCAACTTCCCATTTGTGATCCAGCAAGACGGGTTTCCCTATCAGGGTGTGGACTTTTGCTTCAAGCACCTCTTTAGGGAAACAAAGCTTGCCGTAGGAGCGGTCAATGCATGTTGAAGACAAAGCGATCACGTCAAACTCTACGCAACAATCCTCTTCTGTAAAGCCCGCAAGGTTCAGAAGTTCGTCAAGCACAATCATTGCAATTTAAGATGTCATAGGAGAAGGGAAAGTTCAAGCAAAGATTTCACGAGTTTTTTTTCTTAGTGCGTTTGGAAAGGGGTACAATTTCAAACACAGTTTGATTGAGTTTTAAAAACTCTTGTAAGGCGTCCTCCGGGATCCGTAAAGCTTTCTTTTCTCCGACCTGAATAGCACGTATATAGCCAGCCTCAATATAAGAATAGACTGTTCTCCGACTGAGGCGTAAGATCTGTGCTACTTCATCAACAGTATAAAGCTTCATGCCATATCATTATTATTTATAGATAGAAGCAGATAAGCTGTATTCTCAAGCAAAGATTTCACATGGCTTGAAAAGGCCTAAGTTAAGTTTAAATTCATAAACATGAATACTCTGGAACTCATAGGACAAAGGCTAAGACAAGCACGAGAAACAGTCGGCTACACGCCAGAAGAGGTCTCACAAAAGCTTGGAATTACCAAGGATGAACTTTTTCTTTTTGAAAGTGGAAGACGAAACCCACCAATTAGCCTTTTGAGAAAACTTGCCAAACTCTATGGAGTTTTTGATAGCTATTTCTATGGGATAGATAAGCTTGAAGGAGAGGTCTTTAACCTTCTTCTTGATAAAGCTAAAGAACTTTCCCTCCCTCCTGAAACCATAAGTCAGGTTAACCGCTTTGTTTTTCTGTGTAAAGAGATAGTAAAGCTTAGACAGAAGCTGGGATTTCCAAAGCCTGAAATTCCTTACTACACTCTAAACCAAGAGCCCATAGATGAACAAGCCAAACAGGTGGCAGAGGCAGAAAGGGCTCGTTTGGGCTTGGGAGATAGCGTGGTGCCAAACTTAGGAGAACTCTTAGAAGACATCCGCATTCCAGTTATTAGGCTACCTTTAGGCAGGGAACTCTCCTCTGCAATGGTTTATGATGAAAACTTCTCTGCGTTCATATTGGTTAATTCCGATGAACCTCACCAAAACCAGCTTATCGCCTATGAGTATGCCCACATCCTTCAAAGAAAAGACAAGGTCCATCTAAATAAAGATGGACAAAGGGATGACTTTAGCGAGCGTTTTGTGGTTCATTTTTTAATGCCAGAAAGTCTTGTTAAAAGGCTTGTAAGGCAACACCACAACCTAACCGACGTGTGGGCTTTGATAAGTTTAAGGCGCACCTTTGGCGTTAGCTATGAGACCCTTATATCCCGCCTTCACGAACTTGGCGAAATTGGCGAAAAGGACCTAAACAGATTGCTAAGGGCAAACCTGTGGAATTTGGAAATAAAGCTTTTTGGAGAACCAAAAGATCCAGCGCCTTGGAAAGTTTCTAAGGTCCTGTGGGAACTCGTCCTGACTGCGGTAAAGCATGAATTCATAACGACCAGCTACGCATCCGATTTGCTTGAAATAAGTCCTATGGAAATCCAAGATATTCTTTATGAACTTGAGGAAATAGAACTCAGCCGATCTTGAACACGCTTTGAAAAATTACTCATCGGGATTGTCCCAACTTCCAAAAGGACTAACCGTTCCTTTTTTTTCTATCCCACACTCCTTCCACCAATATGGGCTTTAGATGATAAAGGCTTTTTATCCTACACAGACAGCTGGATGTGGGATAAGAAGTCCTTGTGCATACTAAAATGAAATCTGAAGGAGGGTATCACGATGTGTGTAATCATCTATAAGCCTGAGGGGGCTATTGTTAGCGACAGGCTGTTTGACCAGTGTTGGGAGTTGTTTCCTCATGGCGGCGGATACGCAGTTTGGGATAATGGGAGATGGGTATATGAGAAGGGCTTTATGGAGGAGGAGGAGTTTTATAAGGCGGTCAGAGAACTCATCCACTCAAAACACACGAGAGTTGTTCTACATTTTAGATATGCCACAGAGGATGCAGAGGGAAAGAGAAACATCCTTCCAGAATTCACGCATCCCTTTGAAATCCAGCTTCAGGACACAAAAGCTTTGCTATTTGTTAATGGGCGGTTTAGCGAGAGTTATAAAGGCATTGTGGGTGCACCAAAGGTGAAGAAGTTTGTAGAGGATATAAACCAGCTAAAACTCAAAAGATGGCAGTATGAGAAGCTTTTAGAAGAAGACGGACTACTTGAGGGTTTACTCCGATACAGAGGAGGAAGGGCAAGGCTTTTAACGCTTTTTGAAGAAGACAACGAACCTTTCTTTAGCCCAAAACCTCCGAAAGGATGGATAGAATACGATGGGCTGTTGCTTTCAAGGAAAGTCAGTTTGTAGATTGTCAGAAAATGCCAAAAAGGTAGGTTATATTATATAAGGGTATGGTAGCAGTTAGGGAGGAAAGCAGGAGAGTGAGCCTTCCTAACAAGGGAGGGCTTCTTCTAAGGGGTCTTTTGGCCCCTTATTGCGGGGAGGTGGCCTAATGGCTTACCTCTTCGTTTATGGCACCCTTAAAAGGGGTGGATCAAGACACAGCTTCTTAAAGGGCTGTCCTTTTTTAGGGCATGCCTTGGCAAGGGGCTTTGCCCTATATGACCTCGGCGCCTACCCTGGGATGGTTCCCAGGGATGGGGTAGTGCGTGGAGAGGTCTATGAAATCCCAGAAGGGCTCCTTAGGGAGCTTGACTGGGTGGAAGGAGTTCCTTTCCTCTTCAGGAGGGAGCTCATTGAGGTGGTCCTCAAGGACTACACTCCTTTACGTGCCCACGCCTATCTGTATAACAGAGAGGTGGAGGGTGCGTCTTTGGTGCCTTCCGGTGAATGGGAGA